CTAAAGCATCTATTGTCATGCCATCACCAAAACCTCTAAAATTAGAAGCAGCATCTTCAATATTTTTAGTTGTACCAATATCTAACACACCTGTTTTACTTACAAAAAATTCACTCATAGCTGAATCAGCTGTAGTTCTAGGTATTTCAGTAGTTATTGTTTCAGTTCTTTCTGGAGTACCCTCTGTCATAAATCCTTTTTCTGCTGGACCCATGTCTTTAGGTTCTACTGCTGGTGTAGTCACTTCTTCAGTTCTAGTCATATCACCTGCTTCTTGAGTTAATAAACCTTTAACTACAGATGGACCAATACCACTACCCTGTATATTAAAGTTTTTAGTAACATCACTAAATCTAGAATTAAAATCTGTTTGTCTTTGATTGTACCTATCGCTATAGTTTGATGTAGGTATATAATTTTTAAATGCATCTGGTTTAATTTTTTTGTTTTCAAGCATTTTTAAAGTTCTTTCTACATCTTTACCATCACCTACAAGAAAATCATTAGAGTCTAAAAAATCAACAGCTTCTTCAGAGTCTAGTATTTTAGCTAATTGTTTATATGCTGATGCTCTATTAGCTTCTCTTTTTTTATGTTCTGGTAATTGATTTGTAACATAATCTAAACCTGCTGCTTTTACAACTTCCATTTTAGCATTATCTTTAGCTTCTTTATTTTTAATTGCAGCCATTCCAAAGCCAGTTAATATTCCTCTAAATGCACTCATTAAGCTACCTCCTCTTCTTTAGGTTGTGGTGGAGCCATTAAACCTTTTTGTTCTGGCATTGCTTTAATTTCTTTTCCTAAATTTTTAGCTGCTTTTTCTAATTCTTCATTTCTACTTTTAAGATTTAATATCTCTTTCATATCATTATTGTTAGTTAAATCAGTCATAGATATTTTAAATTTTTTTACACCACCTGTAAATCCAATAGTGGCTACCATTTTCATAACTACTTCTGCTAACATAAATCCAACATCAGGAGTCCACTTACCCTCTGTAAAACCAGAAAATAAAACAATCCTAGATATAGCTTCTACAGGTATACCTGCATCTAACATAGCAATAACTTGCTGTGCAAATAAAGGTTCTGTTAATTTATCCCAAATATATTCAGAAGCTTCTTGAGTATCTGTATATTGTGGCGGGTGTTCCCATGGGTAATTACCAGGTTTATCTGTTAATGACTGCCCAGGAACTGGTGCATCAAAAGGGTTATTTTCTGCTTCTTTAAACTGATCCATGTATCTCCTTATGTAAACATACTATCTTTGTTTCTAAACCATTTAGTTAAACGGTAATCCCATTCATTTCTTAATTCTTCTCCATCAGCAGTTCTAAGAGATTTTTTAACTACACTAGCGTCATCTGCTCTTTGAAAATCACTTACTCTACCTCCGAAATTAACTGGTGCTTGACTTGTATCTTGTATTTGAAAGTTTCCACCTGCACCATCTCCACCCATTAAACTACCTGTAATTTTTTGAGCAAACTTAGCACCTAATGGTCCACCAAATTTGTTACCTAACCAACCTGCTGTTATAATTGCTGCAGGTTTAAATAATTTTTTTAATCCTTTTAACATAACTCTCCTTATTAATTAAATAAATCAAAACCAAACTTACCAATCATCTGATAGAATGCATCTTTAGATTTTTGATCTTGTAAATCTAATGCTGCTGTTCTTTCCATTGCAGCCATAGCTAAATTATGATTTCTATTTTTTTCATTTTGAGATGCAGTATTAACCCATGAAGCTTCATCTCTCCATTGTTGCCATGATGCTGACATTGCCCAGTTTGATAAGTTTAGTAAATTTTGTGCATTAGTTTGATTAGCTGCATTAACAGCTGCAGTATTTGCAGTATTAATACCTCTTCTCCAAACTACATTTGATTGATCAATTTCTCTTTGATTATTAACATTAAATTGTTGTCTTTGATTATCTAATGTAGCATTAAATTGATTAATAGCAGATTCTCTAGCTGCATTAGCTTCATCTACTTGTACTTGATTTTGTGCATTTAATGCTGAAATTTTATTTGCTTCACTAGTTGCATATTGTTTCATTGCATCTGATCTAGCTGCATTTTGTTCTGACATTTGTGCAGACATATTATCATAAAATTGATTTACTTGATTTTGACTAGTAGCATTAAACTGTGCTGATGCATTTGCTGCTGCTTGATCTGATAATAAAAATGATTGTCTTGCTTGAATATTTTGTATGTTAGCTTGTTGATTATTAGACAAGTTAGCCATATCCATTTGTAGATATGATTGTGCATTTGTAATTGCAGCCTGTTGATTATTAGCAAGATTTTGAAATATCATTTGCTTATAAGTATCTGCATCTGCTTTAGCAATTGGTATAGCAGAGTTCATAATACCTTCAGCTAATGCTTCAGCTGCCATAGAACTTTGACTCATACCTCTAGCAGCCATAGCCGCTTCAGTTGCTTTAGCTGCACCTCTAGCCCATACAGGTAAAGGATTACCTGCTGCTACTGCTGTAGTTACATCCTGTTGTAAGTCAGCTAACTGACCTCTAACTGTAGCATCTGTACTAACTGTACCTTGAGCTGCTACTGCTGGTGCTGTTACTGTTCCTGTAGCTGCAGTCATAGTAGGCGTTGATCCTGCTACTGTAGTTGTTCCCGCAGTTTGTGCTGTTTGTGCTGTAGGTCCTGTTGCTGTTGTAGTAGTTGGTGCTGCGGTTCCTGTTATTGTAGGTGCTGCTGTAGCTGTTGGCGTAGCTGCTGCAACCGTACCAGTAACCCCAGGAGTTGCCATTAATTCATTAGTCTTTACATTTTGCAATTGAGGAGATATAGTAGTCCCCGTAGGCATAGTAGGTTTAGTTAATATAGATTCAATTAGTGAAGTAGCCTTACTAGAAGTTGTTTGATTCTTCGATGTAGGTTTGACTGCTCCAGTATCTAGATTTACTGTATCTATTGTTGCTCCTGCTGCTGGTTTTTTTGCTGTAGTTGTTGCCATTATTATCTTCCTTGTCTATGATATTTTTTAAATGTTGATCCTTTGTTTAAATTTTTTCTATGTCTCCTTGGTCTTTTTTTAGGCTTTGGCCTTGGTACAAAATGTATAAAATTTACTCTAGCCATTATTTATTTTAAAACTTTTATACCATGCTGGTAAACCTATAAAAGGTCTTTTATCAAATTGATTTTCTTTTGCAGTTTTTGATTTTAATTTATTATAATGTAAAAATACTTGACCACAATTTTTACCTATAAACTCTTCTCGCCAATGTTCTAAATCACAACCAGAATAAATTAACATATCACCTGGTTCTAAATTTATTTTAATACCTGCTTGTCCTGTTTTACCAGTTGGGTCTAAATATATTGGCCAAGGATCACCCCCAAGATTTAAAGTTGTAGATATTTCACAAGAGTATCTATCTTTGTGACGAGCTAAAACATCTCCATTTTTATATATTCTTGCATAAGAATAAGTCTCACTTAATTTTAATCCTGTGTGTTTTTCCATAACAGGTTTTACCTCTTGTAATAATGTTTCCATTGCAATATCAGAATAATGAGAATATGTGTTAGGTACTTGTTCATCATTCCAAATACCAAAATATTCTGTAAATGGTGAAATATACTTTTGATCAAATAAAAATCTTGCAACGTTTTTTTTATTTTGAAAATATTTATAAACAAAATTTGCTAACTCTTTTGAAATAGCTTTTTTTAAAATACTATATTTATTTTTTTTAAATGACATTATTTTATTCTTTATATTGTAAAACTGATTTTGGTATTGCTTGACAATTCCAATGTATAAATCTAAATGGTTCATAGCCCATATCAGTTACATACTGATGTGGCAAATACGATGGAAAAAATATCATACGACCTGGACTTACTTTATAATTAATTTGTGTAGAAGCATAAGTTATTTTTGTTTTATCTTTTTCTGGTAAAAGATTCATCATGTTACCTGCTCTTGGATCTTCAAATAAAGGCATAGATGTTCTTTCACTAGCTTTTAAAAAATAAAAACCAGATATGTGACCATTCCAATGTGTATGTAAGGTATGATAACCTGCACCTTTTTGTGCAAATTCTTGTACCCATAATTCTGTAATAAATACTTGATAGTTTGTTAAGTCAAAACCCATTTCGTCTAATAAATTATGTGCAGTTGCACCTACATAATTTTGTAAATCTGCAAAATTAGGATCTCCTATTAAAGATTCAGAATGAAATACGTGACCCATATCTCCTTTGTCACCAAATTTTTTATTACGTTTATTAATATCTGCTTTTAAAATTTTTTTAGATTTTTTAATATAAGGATCCGATGCTTTATTTAATTTATCAACAAAACTAAGTTCATCTGTGTACCATATAGGTGATGTAAAATACTGTTCTAATTGTAATTGTTTTGGAAAAGATAACGTATTATCTTTTTTAATTTTTGTTTTTTTCTTTTTCATATTATTTTTATTTGAATGGCCATCCTAAATTCCAAATAACCAAACTGTTTCTTTCTCCACTTTTAACTGGGCATACTCTATGCCATACAAATGAAGGGAACACAACTAAAGATCCTTTAGGTAATATTTCTGTGCATTTAACAACATTATTAATTTTTTTACTAGGATCTGTATTTCTAAAATCAAATTCTAATTCACCACCTTTATAGTCTTTTGGATCTGATAAAGAAACGGTCACTGATAATTTTCTAATTTTACCATGAGTTGGATCTTGAGGATTTTCTTTAATAAAATATGGCTCATTCCAAGAATCACAATGCCAATCATAATATTGATTTTTTTTATATTTTGTAAATTGACAACACTCTGAATAATCCCAATTAAAATTCCAACCTGCAGAAATATTTGCCCTATTAATATAAGGTTGTATTTCTTTATAAATCCACCTATCATTCATCCAAACAACATCTGAATTTCTTTTTTTAGTTATTTTTGTTTTACTTTCTTTACTGCCTGTCATCGCTATTTGATCTTGTAATTGATGACCGTATTTTACAATATCATCACAAATTCTTTCAGGAATTACTGATTTAAAATACCAATAATAATTTTTAAAGTTCATATATCTTTATATAAAATCTTATAAATAATTTTTATAAAACAGACAAGGTTTAAAAAAACGTAAATTTAAAATTGCTATGATACCCAAGCTGAACCATTCCAATTAT